TGAGCTAACCATTCTTTAAGGGCTGCTCCTGCTAAGCTGTCTCTAGAGATAGCACCTGAGGTTAATAGGAAGTTAGCTACATTAGGGTCTTTAGGATCAAATGAAGCAAAGTCTGAGATCGCACCTGCACCCATACCAGATACTACTCGTCCTGCTCTGGTAAGCTGACCTGTTTTACCTAAGAACGAGGATGCTCTAAGAGAGGCTGAGATAGCTAGATTACTTGGAATAAATAGAGGGAGGAACTGTCCTATACCTTGAACTATACTCTCTGCTGTAGTCTTAGGTTTAGGTAGATGCCAAGCATCATCATCTACAATTCCAACTGTCTCTAAAGTTTCTTCAACACCTTTTGCAGCACCTATGGCAGCTTGTTTACCCATGTTCCATACAGTACCAAAGAAACCACTATCGTCTTCATTAGCTATCTTACTGGTTTCTTCGTCAGCTATAGGAGCAAACTGGTTATCTTGTGCGATATTTTCTAGTTCATTTTGGTGTGCTGTAGAACCTTCATAATCATCTCTGCGTTTTCTAAGTCTAGACCACTCTGAAACTGTTGCATCATTAGGTTCAATGTAGTCATCCTTAAAAATGTCCTCTTNTGGCTCGAATTTTTTAACCATTTAAACCTCTTGACCTTTATTAGCTAGATAAGTTTTAATTTTTTCTGCCTTATCTGCTATTTCTTCATCAGTGGCAGTTTTCTTATGTACTTTACCCCAATACTTTGCAATAGCTTTAGCCTTAGCATCATCTCCTTGAGCATGAACTATGTCAGAAAAGAGTTTAGAAGAACCCTTTGTTTGAGAATGATCTACCATAAGTAAATCATCCTGTTCTTCTTCGGATAACTTAGAGAAATCCATTTCGGTAATGTTAGTACCCATCTCTCTATTGGATCGTGTAACTGCTGTTTCAGCAGCACCAGACCCACCATGAGCTTTATCTTCATATTGAAATTTACCTCTACCATATCCTTGTGGATCATCATTCTGTGTACGATCAGGTCTGTTATCGGACTCAATGTGTCCTATAGAATCCTTAACATCAACCCAAGTTGTTCTAAACTGATCCATAGTAACATTGTTTTGATTGAGTTGGAAACCATCCCATACCATTTTAGAGGCATCACTGGTAGGGTCTTCTGTATCTTTAAGATAATTTATATTGGTAACTTTAAATTGTTGTGAATTATCACCCTGTTGATAATCAATGTTATCTAAAAAGCTAAACCAAGACTTATGACGATCTGAGGTTCTATCGGTATTGTCTTGGCTTTGTTGTTGCTTTAAGTAGTTTTGATAATCAACATTTTCCTCTATTTCTTTCGTAGAAGGGGCTTCTTCNAACTTTGGGTCTACTATAGGATCACCGGGAGGGGCTTCCAGTAAGCTTTTAAAATATACTTTTTCATCATCATTCATCTCTTTATTATACGAAAAGCTACCATAGCCTCCCTTTTGATCAGTTTCTTTGAGTAGTCGATCTGATAGAGAAGGGGCTACCCAATCTAATATGTTATCCCACCATGTTGGATCGTGTTCTACAGGTACTTTTTCTATGAGTTTTTGGTTTGCTAGTTTCTTTGCCTTTGCTTCTGCTATTATTTGTTTTTTAAGGTTCTATTCATTTTGTTTCTTTTACTGCTTTTCTCCACGTTAATCCTTCTTGTCCACTCGGCATTTGATGATCCTACTTGAAACCCTTGACTAGCAAACTCTCGCTTCTGCCTTGCACCCTCCACCTTCATCTTTGTATCAGCTCGATCTTGTAAGAGGGAGGCTTCTTTCTCTCTAGTTATCTCAGAGATTTTCTTTGCAGCATCTAAAAGCTCTTGTCGTTGCTGACGAAATGTTTCAAAGAACTCTTTACCTCGAATTGGAGCATCTGTGGCTACATCCTCAGTTCCCCAATCAGTAGCCAGTTGGTTCATATTGTTGGTCATTATTTGCAAACCTTCCATCATGTTGGCAAACTCACTAGCATTTAAACCTGAATTTGCAATCAACTCCAACATCTGAGCATTATCCAATTTACTGTCTTGCATTTGTTTAAGGATAGCGGATAGATTCTTATTATTTTTAAGAGCCATCTTAATCGTAGAAACCATCTGAGTACGCATCTCACTAGTTTTATCTCGATACTCTTTGATTCTAGCTTTCCGTTGCGCCCCTTTATCACTAAATAATTGCTGAGCATCATCCCATAGTGAGGTATCAATTTCAGCCGCTAAGAGAGCATCATTGAGTTCACCTTTAGTAGTGATGTCATTATGCACAATCCGTCCTACTAAGTTTGTATATGGTTCTGAATTTCTACCATACCTTTCAGTGCTATTATAGTAATTTTCAAATGCTCTAATCTGTGTTTCAATTTTATCTTTATTAAATACTCCACTGTTATTTAAAAGTATTCTAGCTTGTGCCGCAGCTTCTAGAGATGCACCATTTTTTGCAAATAGGTCATAAGCATTATCCTTAGCTTCATCTACTCGTTTGTTAAAAGAAGCAGTTTCTTCTTTAGATAATTTAGAAAAGAGTGCGTTAGAATCTGATAGGTAGTCTTTGTGCATCTTTTGAAATTCTTCCGCATCATCACCAGTACCTATGAGTAATGCAGAATAAGTAAACCCTTTAGAGTATTCTTCTCCTAGCATATCATGGATAATATCAGGTCTCAATAGAATGTCTTCATCTTGCATTAAAGTCTGCATAGCTAAGAGTCGTGCTTCTTTATCAGTAATCCACGGCAGAGTCTTTTTAACATCTAGACCCATAGCATTAATCCATCTTTTATTAAATATGTCAGCTAATTCTTTTGCATCTGTTATCTCAGCAAAATTCTTAGCATCTGTTATGACATTCTTTATCCCTTGAATAGTCTCTACAGTCATATCTTTCTTTTCTATCTCATAGATGATCTTTTCTTGAGCTGCTTGTAGCTCATTCATCTCAAGATTAAATGACTGTAGTAAGGCAGGATTTCTAATAGCAGCCATTCCCTCAGCTTTGAAGGAAGCAAACTTGTTCTTTAAAGCATCTGATTTTTCTCTAGAAGTGGCATCACTCTTAATGACTCCTAAGTAATCATCACCCTCAGTCCATAGCTTGACACTAGCTAACACCTCAGCTTTAGTATTTATATCAACAACATTGTGATAAGCTGATTGAGCTACTGGTAGTAGTCCTCCCGGCATTACTTCTTCTCTAGCCGCAGCTTCCTCAGCTATAAGGGTGTCCTCTTGTATTCGTCTTTTTTTAGCAAAATCAGCTAAACTTCCCATAGCTTGAGAAAGGGCAGTTACACCGGCTTGTAACCCAGTATCATTAGTAGGAGTTTGTTGAACTGAAACATCAGAAATAGGAGCTGTGATTTTTGTTTCAACAGGATCAAGCCTGAATTGGTCTTGCTGTGGCATATATGCTCCAATAAATCTTTATGTTGTAGTAATTGTAGTTTGTGTAGCTTTACCTGAGGTACTCAAAGTACCAACCTTAGCATCAATATTGTTCTGTATACCAGAACCCAACACTTTAAGGATAGCCCCAGTTTTACTTGGACTAATTTGTAAGTTGGAAAAAGCTACATTATTCTTACTAGTCGTACTTAGAGTTACATTCTTCCTTCGTTGGTCAAAGCTTGACATTCTTATCTGTCTATTTAAGTCTTTCCGAGCTAAAGCTAAGTAAGCCCTACGTCTTATATTATCTATTACTGCATCAGAACTCTGACCAACTCTGCCTCTATCTCCACCCATACTTGCATTTATAGCCCTTTGTTTTGCTACTTCTTCCATAGACATTCGCCTAATATCAGCTTTGTCAAAGGCTAATCGTTTTAAATCTAATGCTTGTTCTTGATTGATGTGTAAAAATGAATTGTAGGCTAATTGATTGTTTATGGCTACTTGTTTTTGAGCATCATAGAACCTTGTATCAGCAGTAAAAGTATCCCTTTTGTACTGAACATCAGCCCCAAAAGTCTCTGCTAAAAACCTACTAGTATATAATGTTTGAAATGTTGGCTGTAAGTACCTACCCTACAGAATTCATAAAATTTAACATTGTTAATCATGGTCTCTCCTATAATCTTAAAGCCACACCATCTAATCCATTTAACATGAAGTGTATTCCTACTATCAATTATATTGCAGAGATAAGAATGTTTTTCATTCAGCTTAATCACTTCCTGTCTACACTCTTTTAAAAAGGCTTTCTTAATTTTAGGTAGACCATTACTCCCTAACATCCATACTGACCCTGAGTATTTATCTAATGGAACTACTCCAAACATAGCTACAGGATTACCCTCGCTATTAACAATAGTTCTACAAGTAGAGCTATTTAGATAAGCAAATACTAAGGCTCTCTCAGGGGAGCTTCCTAAGGTTTCTACTTCGCGTTGATCCGCTTCTCTGAGTATAGGATATAATTCTACAACATCTTCAAGTTTACTTTTTCTATGGTAAGGCTTAACATAATCTTTGAGTTTTACTAAAGACATTTTATCTCCTACTCACCGTCCTCACTACATAGTTACCTTCCCAATCTGCTCCTGTAAATGCACAGGGGAGATAGGAGTCAGATACAAGTTCAATCTTTAATCCTTTTGCATCAGCTAAAATCAGCTTCTTAAAATTACCAGTTTCAAATGGTACAGTTCCAACCTTATTTAATGTAGACCCAAGTATTCTACCGGTAAAGGTGTGGCTAAACACATCTCTACCGGGAGCTGTGATTCTCATATCAAAAAATCCTGCCTTAAAATAATCTATATTGAACTTCCTAATCTTTAGAGTACCACCAGAAAGAGAGCTTAATCTACCTGCTACTTCTGTTTTAATCGTAGGCTCAGTAAACTCATAGAGGAACTGATATTCCTTACCCACCCATACTGGATAGGTAGAGAAGTCTCCTGTAGCTATAAGAGTTGTAGGAGAAGTCTGAGAGACTCCTTGTACTTGTCCACCCCTTTTACCCTCCCACTCTGCACTGTAGATCAATCTAAAGGTAGAATCAAAGTCATCAGGATAAGGTATTGTCCAAGTAGTTTTATCCGTACCTGCATTATAGACCCCTGTGATAGAATCAAGTCTATCTAAGTGTGGCTTAAATGAGAGCTGAGTATTCGACTCAGTGAGTCCTACAAGGTTTACATCTTGTAGAGTCATCTTGTCAATGTAAGTTCCATCAGGTCTAACGATAACAAAGTAAGCGATATAGTCTATAACGTGCAAGCCTATGATTTGTTCTTCTGGTTTAAATTTCCACTTAGACCAAGAGCTGAGCTTTTTCTCACCATTCTGAAAGAGATATTTATACACAAAGATTTCATTCATATTCTCATCTGAGAGAATAAATATAATCTCATCATGGGGTATGATCTTGAATCCTCTACCAGTGATATAGCTTGGAACATGAGAAGTTATATTTTCAGCAGTTTCTTCTTGTAAATCTTCAATTACCCCAAATTCTCTAACAGTAGAGAACCCATCATTTTCATCAGAAAAGTAAACCTTCCTACCATTGACTATAGGTTTAACAGTCTTATCATGTTCGTAAGACGTTAGCTTTGAAAGTTTAGCATTTGTAGGTGTGAGTCCACCAGCTGCAAATTCTGATAACTTAAACTGACTAAAGTCGCTAAAGATGAGGAGGTTTTCATTATGTGGTATAGCATGATGTAATATACTTATTTCGTTAGAGGGTGAAGCTAGATCAATAACTGCCGTATCTAATACTGTGGTGGCAGTTGTAGCATAAAAATTATAGTGTTCTCCCAACTCAGACAATATAACATTTTCATTGGCTAAGAATCCTAATCTATTCTTGTGAAAGAACATATCGTTTATTTTCTGCCCTATAAAACTAGGGTCAGGAGCTGTAGTAGCATCTCCGGCTACTCTGTTTGTCCAAGTAACTTGACTTAAAGTAAAGGTATTGGAGGCTGTCCTGATTAAAGTCAAGGGCATAGTAGCAGGATCAATAGTATTAGCTAATCCCGGTTCTACTGTTTCTGTCCATTCTCCTACATCAGCATCAGAGGAGTTTGTATGTTTAATCCAGTAATCATCTGAACCACTGTTAGGCTCTCCTGTAATACGAATAGTAAAGCCATCCTTAGTTCTAGCCGGTAGCTCTGTGAAATCGACTACAGTATCTTTAATGGCTATTAGGTTAGACTCAGGTGCGTTACAGTGTAACGTAAAGTCAGCTCCATTCTGTCTTGTAATATGTATATTACTACTACCAAACTTAGTGATAGTAAAGGTAGAACCTATAGCTGTAGTAAGATCACTAACTATATCATCAATCTGAGTAGTTGCATCACTACTGGAAGTTACTGACGATACACTAGACCCATCTACATAGACTGTCATAGTAGATGCACTGGTAGCTTGCTTTAGAAATATGATTCCTTCTGGATTTCTAGCAGTTCCTAATGTACCACTCTTAGGCGTAGTTTTAGTCTTATTAACAATAAAGGTGGTATCAGCAATAGAGAATAAATGTAAGTTATCTCTAGCATTAGCTAAGGTTAAGTACGTTTTATTGTCACCAGTGAAGCCTGAGACTGTCTGTGCAGTTCCATCTAAATCTGTAACTGTTAAATTAGCTTGAGTAAAATCGGTAGAGAACGCTGAGTCAAATTGATCAGAGGTTAATTTAACTATGTATCTTTCAGTTTCATCTCTGTTAATATAGTGAATATATGAGTCAGTATCAGTGTGTGTATTGATTTTCTTAACGTGCTCTAAGGGTGGTCTTTTCTTTAGACCCTCAGCCGGAGTAGATAGTCCATTTTCTTGGATTTCTGCTTGGGAAGCTAATCGTAAACTAGGGGGTTGTTGTGAAACTCCATTGATTAAATTGCTTATTTGCTCGTTGATAAGTGGCATTTACCATAATTTCCTATAGGTCTTAGTCATATTCACCATGTCTAATGTTCCATATCCTACGTTAAATCCTGCGCGTTCTGCTTCATCATCTAGTAGATCAGCATAAGCCTCAGATTCTTCTAGCCTGTTAACTGATTCTGCTGATACTTGACCTACCACTTCTTCTTGGAATACTCTTGCAGCCTTAGCTGTAACATACTGTCGTAGAGTCTGTGGAGTATTCTGGAATTCTAATAAGGTTATA